CCATATTTTAAAGATAGGACACCGCTTGCTACCAAAATTTGTCCTCCCTTTTGTCCGGGTGCTCTTAGAGATATAGGCGAAATAGTGTGAATCATATTGTAAGGAACACCAACATAAATCGGGCCTCCATAAGCAGATATTCCACCGCTTATAACTAGCGTAGAAGAGGAAGACGTATAAGAATAACTTACAACAGGAATTTCATCATAAGGCTGAGTATAATAACTTGGATTATCTGGGCTTGAAAATTTTCCAGAAACTTTGTCAAAAATAATTTGATCTGAATTTATATCTTTTATTAAATTTCCATCTAAAGAATCAAAACCAAAAAAGCTTACTAAATTAGTTGTTAAAACACTACGTATAGTTTCGTATGTTTTCGACCCATTATACGGATCAGCGTAATAAATTGTCAAATCAGTTGAAACGCCCGATATTGATAAATTATCTAAAAATCCTGAAAAATTACTTGAAATTTCTCCAATATTTAGAAAAGATGGATTTGTAAACGTAACAGGAGTAGCTATTGTTGCAGTAGCTACTGACGTTCCAGTTAAACCTAATTTTAAATTTAAAGTATTTCCTGTAGCATCATACACAAAATTAAAATAATGCCATTTATCTAATTGTAATCCTGAAGCCGATATTTCAACTCCCATATTGTCTTCAGTTTTTAACATTGCATTTAATTGCGAATTTTTAATATTAAGTTGAAATGCTTTCCACACTTTTAAAGAACCTTTGTCCAAATTAAGTACAATTTGATTAGACAAAGATGTTAATTTAAAATGACCAGCTACATTTAAAGTAGACGGAAGAGAATTATAATAAAAATCAGAAGATGACGATGAGTAAGCGTAAGAATCTTCTGATCCAGAAAATTTTAAAGAAGAATTTGCTTCTGGATTTGAGCCTAAAACAATTTTAGGAGTTGCTGTACCAAAATTAAAAGGAAATGTAATAAATGTCTGGTCAAGAACTGAACTATATGATGTTGTTATTCCAGTTAAATTAGGTTTTGTAACCAAAGCTGATGCCGAATACACAGGAGTAAGCCTGTCTAATCTAGGAGTGTATTCTAAGGTATCTTTAACAGAAAAACTTTGAAAATCAATTTTTTCTAAATATACATATGATTCTCTTTTTATTAGTAAATACATTATTTCTTTTTTAAAAAACATATTTATAATAATAGTATCAGGACTAAAAATAAATTTACACCAAGCACCTTGGACTCTTTCTGTTCCTAAATTTAAATATTTATAAATGTATAATTCATTGTACTTGTTGTGAGTTAAAACAGCAATTACGTTTTCAGTTTCAGAAGCAGTCATGCACTTAACTTTATTTTTTAAATATTTAGGGACATTAATTGTTATGTCATTAGCGTCCATAAAGTTAGTGTCTGGACTTAAATAATACTCTTTAATCCCTGAAAAATTATCTTTATAAAATGGGAAATAAATATTTCTTCCAACAGGAAGAGGCTGTACAGAATTTAAAGAAGAAAAAGCAGTTGAAGTTTGGATTGATACTGATTTAGATGTTAAATTGTCAGCACTAGTAAGTGTGAACTGAGAATTTTCAGAAAATATAAGCAATCTGTCAAAAAATGGAATTGCATAATTCAAGTCTGAAACATTAGGAGAACTTGAAGCAACATCAATTGGGTCTGAATCTAATTCTTGAGTAATTGTAGTTTTAAAAAAATTAAAATATTCTCCTGATTCAGAAAATATAATATTTTCTTCAGACAAAAAACCTAATCTATTTTTATAAAAGAAAATATCATTTATTCTTGTTTTTTCAACATTATAGTTATTTAAAAATGTTGGATTTGGGTTTGTATCCGAGTCTCCGCATAGTTTATTAGCCCATTTTGGAGCAGTATAGCTTGTGCCTCCATATGTTCTTGTTGAACCATCTAAAGGAGTAAACCCAAATTCTCCATTTGAAAATTTAACTAAAACCCAAGGCATTGTTACAGGATTTATTTTATAATATTCTCCGGGTTTTATTGTTTCTTTCCATTGCCCTTCTCCCACGCTCCCTGCCCCAGAATTCACAATATTAGGTACAAATTTTACCCAATATTCGTCTCCTTTATCTTGAGGATAACCAACAATTTTAAATATAGAATTCTGAACTCCGCTTTTTGGAAGATCAGCAAAAGATTGGACTTCCTCCCAATTAAGTTGAACTGCTGTTCCTCCGTAACTATCCGTACAAGAAATAGCCCAATTTAAATCTCCATTTGCGTCATATCCGCTTCCTGTCCCTGTGCCTGTATTCCAAATCATCATAGTTGAGCCTTGAGAAGCAAAAGCCCAATTAGAATGTCCTGTGGCAGTAGCTAAATTTGTTGCTGTTCCAGAAGGAGAAGACTGAGTAGCATATCCGGGTGTTCCAGTACTCATCCAAGTACTTAAACCGCCTAGAATATAATCAGTTTGAATTATTTTTTCCTGATTATCCCAAGAAGATTGGTATAGTGATGTGTATGCACCATAATTATCAGACCTTTGAAGAGTTGTTCTGGTATCTGGGCTATAATCGCTACCATCTGTAGTTTTTGCGTAATTAAATGTCTCTATTGTAAATAAACAAGTTCTAGGAACTCCCGCCGGGGTAACGCAATCAATTCTAACCTTAAAAGTGCTTCTTTCTGTAAGCTGTCTCAAAGTTATGGAAGCTACTTTAATCCTTCTTGGTTTTGAAGTTCCTACAATTTCATTTGTTACTACTTCATTTAAATATTGAGGATATTTTGTTTTATTAAGAACAAAAGTATAATCAGCAATAGTTAAAAATTTAAAAGCTTCAGTATGAGCAGTAGTTCCTGTATTCAGAAAAGCCGTGGCCTCTGCTGTCGGAGTCAATGAAGGAGTGTTCCCGCCATGCCACACTAGTTTTTCATTTCCAAGCAAATCCCATACCCTTACTTTACCATCTCTAATTTGAGTAATATACTTTTCTGATTCACTTCTGTCTATAAAATGTGAAGCAAGCTGTGTGGTGGCAGAAGAAACTCCTGTATCGTTGTATAATTGTTTAATATACTGAGTTGGCGGTCTTTTAATTAGCCCTTCAACAATAGAAGGGTACGCATTAATAGATTCTTCTGCTTGAGAAGGGAACCGCATTGTCCGGGGTTGCTGACTAACCCCGCTAACAAAATTAGGGACATTAGCGACAATGTTAGGCATATTAAGTTAAGTTAGAAATTGAAGAACCTCTATCCAAAATCCTAGCAACATCGTAGTTATCAAACATACTGGAATCACTTTGTTCACTATCATCTTTAATTGCTTCCAAACGTGCCCTTTGTTCCTCCATTGCCAAAACTTTAACGGCTTCAGGCATATTCATAATAGCAGAAAGTTCTTTTGCTGTTCGGATTATAATATATCTTTTTATAGATTCAGGCATACTCTCAAAAGGCAACTCTAAGACAATATCTGCTTTAACTTTTGTTGTTACTGGAAAAAATCCTGAAGAGGTGTTTAAATCCCAAAGCATTTTTCCGCTACCCTCATCCCGAATAACTAAATCATATTGATAATCATTGTATTTGTCTCCATCCACTTTTAATACAGGATACGCAATTTGACTTAGAAAAATAAACCCAGAAAGATCAGGAATTAGTGTATAGCTTTTTTCAGTATTGTAATACCATCCTTCAGATTGAACTAATTTAGAAATTTCAGACAATAGTTTATTTGCATTATAAGCAGTATCTGAAGCTGTTGCACTACTTACAGGTGGAATGTTTAAATACCTAAGAACATTGTTTAAAGCTTTATTATATTCAGAATTATTTTCAAAACTTGCAACGGCTGTTGCTGTTGCTCCTATAATGTTATCTAATCCAGAAGCTCCGTCCAAAAGAAGTTGTTGTTGTTCTCTGGGAATTGCTAAGAAATCTTTAAATGATATCCCTAATTTCCTTAAATTTGTCTGAATGTTTGTTGTATTAAAACTAGAAGCCCTAGTATCAGTACTAGTTGTAGTTCCTTTTGCAATTACCAACGCCTCTTCTTTTTGAATAGGTTCTAAAGCAAGAAATTCTTTTTCTGAAAGCCCTAGCCTATTAAATTGAGTTCTGTAAGTGTCATAAGTATCTGAAGAAGTAGTTGTTTTATTTTCTACTCTATTTTGATAATAAAGACGAGTTTGACGCTCTTGTAAATTAGCTGAAGCAGTTTGTAAAAGTTTTACTTTTTCATCTGTGCTTGCTGAAAGAAAAACAGATTGATTAATACCAAGAGATGAAAGTTCAGAAGAATACTTACTCCAATTTGCATTATCAGATACCCTAACTTCATAATCTAAAAATACAGAAAAAGCGTATTGCTCATCTATTTCACTAACTTTTAGTTGAGTTTCCTCTGGACGTGTACGCAATAAAAACAAACGAGATGCTTTAACAATAATGTAATTTCTTGCAGATTCAGGAAGTTCAGAAAAATCCAATAAAGTTACTTTTTCATTCCATATAATATTTTGAGAAAAAACATATGTGTTATTTTCAGCATCATATATTCTAGTACCACGTTGAATTGGTTTTAATCCTACATTTGAAGTAGGATTGAAAGTAATCCTAATTGTATTTGAAGGGATATAAATAAAATTAGAAGTATTTCTAGTTAATGTGCCACCATATTCAGTATTAAAACTCCAGCCTTTTGATTGAAACCCTCGATCAACTTCATTTAAAATATTATTGGCTATAGTGGCACTAACTGAATTAGATATAAATTCAGTAGAAGTGATCGGAGCCTCCCCAACAGCAGACAAAATAGAATTAATTGCGTCTAATTGAGTTGTAGGAGCAGATGCCATATAAACCTTTTAGCGAAAAAGAAAAACCTCTGCAAGCCTTGTTTTAACTTTTGACCGGGATAAGCAAGGAAGGGACTAAGCCCAATTTTGATAATTTACCCGGAAAGCTAAAACAGAGGGATTGCAGAGGCTTTCTATAATTGTGTTGTTAAACTTTAGACCAGTCGAACAGCACACTCAGGACGGAGAATTCCGTGACCCATAGCGTACTTAGACACAATCAGCGTTCCCTGATGGTCAATCCGATATTCGGATTCAACAGCAAGGTCAAGAAGCTTAAGAGTTCCCACAGCATTCTTGTGGAAAACATATCCAAGATTCTTGGTAGAAGCAGTAGCCGTGAACACTCCGTTGTAGGTGTTATTAGCACCAGCATCAGCGGAAATAGTTCCGATAGGCAGATTGTTGGACTTATAGACTTTAACACCAGCAATCTCGATAACTGAATTAGAAGTATAATTAGCCTTCGAATTCGGCTTATCAGGATTGCCGAGATAGTAAACCAATTTGGCATAGTTATCCGGGTTCAGGACACAGAAACGATTTCCGTCATCGGGAACATCATTGTTGTCCAGAATGATAACGGCATCATAGATGCCTTTTGCCAAGTTGACACCATCGTTAACAACTCCAAGAGATGTGCTTGTAATGGTGACAGAACCAGCACCAGCTTTACCCGGAGCAACAGCGGAAGCCGCCGAAGCAAGGTGGATAACCTGAGCAATGGTTTTATCGAATTTCTTAGCCAACGCACGGCCAATCTCTTCAGTATAGATTGAACGCACATCGTAGTGGTTCATGGCTTCGTCAATC